TGAGCAAAAGGAACCCCCTCTACCGGAGCCGCGATTTGACTTATATCAAACTCTTCCTCTTTTGAAGCATAAGCATCTTCTAACTCTTCTTGCGTCATTGTAAAAAGTGATTGATAAATAAGAAAATCCTTATTACCAACCACGTCATTAACTGTCGGCGGATAAATCTTACAAATATCCTTAAACTCTATAGGATATCCAAGAAAAATTCGCTCATCAATCATAAGCTGTTATCATAAATGTTTGTTCATAGGCGCCAATTTCTTCGGTTAAAAAGTTTAAAGCAAAGTCTCCACCGACCATCTTACCTAAGCCTTCAATTTTCTTACCATTTAATGATTTTTGAATCTCTCCCATTATAGCAAAAGGCCGCAAATTAGAGTCTTTAATAACCCATTGAGTCAACGGAACAAAAACCTCTATACCAATTACCACATTTCTAAATTCATTATTCTGCGCCAATCCTTGACCACGTGCCACTCTAACCGCCACTATTGAATGTGCAGTTTCTTTAGGACCAACCCTTGGAACAATTTTGATTAGTTTTTCAAAAATTTCATTTTGTATTTGTTCCGCAGTTAAATCCTCTCCAGCTAACGGGTCTTTATCTGTATAATACAATAGTTTAAGTAAATTTTGATTAGCAAATAAACGCTTTATTATATACTGTAAATTTACTCCAAGTTCCGCACAATTTCTTACGCTCATTCTCCACTACCTCCTCGATTAATCCAATAGAAATCTTCACTATCATCCTCTGGTGTTTGAGCAGGTGGAGGAGTTAAATCTCTAATATATTGTGGGTCTACTGATACAAACTCAACTCCAGGAGTTGATTGAATATCATAACCAGTCACAACATAAGCTTCTTTTAATTTACCTTCCCCAACTTCTAAATAATCATCTTTACGAATATTCTCATTAAGTGGAGTAATAAAGAAGCTTAATTTCAAATTCTCAGTATATAAAACCTTATTTCTACTTCTCGATTTTAACTCATCCTTTAACATATTATCTTCCTGTCCATAGAAATATGCCCAAGTTGAACACTCTTCGCCAGCACGATTCTTCCAAGTAAGAAAATGAGTCATCTTCAACATAATATATCTATTATATCCACTTGCCACATAATCCTCTAAATAATAAATCATCCAAGGCTCTCTTTCGCCATTTTTATCTGGCATCATAAGAATAGTCCCATTCGGCATATCTAAATGAACATTAGTTAAAAGATAATGCATTGTCTTTGTTTCGTTTTGCTTAAGAGGAGTAAACTCACCCTCGTACTCTTCTCCCTCATAATCAAAAGTTACATAATAAACTGACCGCATTAACTGTAATTTAAAGTTTTCTTCACGTTGCCGCTGCATACGAGATTGAAAATCAATTCCATATCTATTTAATCTTTTTAAATATACATCTTCATAGTAGCCCATTACCTGCCCTCCCCTCTAGAGAGTAAAGACATACAATCAAATATAGTCTTTCTAAAATATTTATAACTTAAATGTCTACACGAAGCAAGCTTATGATATAGAGAATAATAATCAATCGTACGCTCATCAATATCAAATCCTTCTAATTCAATTAAAATTGAATCAAGAAAAGATTCCCAGTCGCGGCCGCGCTCATATTCACATAATAAGCCATATAATTGGCTTTTTAATTTATTGTTATAAGCTTCTAACATCTCTGGGATATAATCCATTCTATTCACCTGCCAATTTTGTATAATCAAATGGCTGTCTTTTCCTAGAACGATAATATAATCTCTCAAGATAACGTGCTTCTGACCTTTCCTTATCAAGTAGCTTTTGTAACTTATCAATTAAATTAGCTTGTGAAAAATCCCTTTCCACATATAAAGGCTTAATATTTTCCCAAGTCAAAATCTCTCTATTAAGCCACTCACATTTCATAAAAGTAGCTAAAATTTGGATTTCCTCTACACAGAGGTCACCGTAAAAATTACCATTTTCATCTATATCAAGGTCAACTCTTGGAAATTTAAAGTGAGGTATCGCACCATTTAACAATTGACGCCAATCGGCCTCTACCTCTTCTTCGGTCCAGTGCAGCCATTCATCTTCCAACATCTTCGATAAAAAAGCTTCATAAACTTTGTGGGTAGAAGTCATTTTAACCCTCCTTAACTACCTCGTTATTGTCCCTGTTTAGTTTAATTGCACTTAGAATATCTATGTCAGTTAATTTTAAAAGCAATTCAGACTTGTCAAAGTTAGCAATTTCGTGCTCAATTGCATAATATGCAAGTTCAACAAGCTGTTCGTGAGGAAGCTTTTTAACTTCTTGTCTAAATTCTGGCATTGGCATGTTTTTAAGATAACGCTCTCTTTGATTATCATCAAGAACAATAATATTTGTTGGTTCTACAACACCTTCGTCCTCAAGACCAAGAGCAATTTTTACTTCCATATCATCAATACCAAGAGCCCCTTCTTTAAATAAGAACTCAACACCTGGGTCATACATAGCCTCTTCAAGCTGGTCAAATGGAATCGTTTTCACCGCGCCTTTCTTTTCCCACTCGCGCTTTAATCTTAAATCTGGCACACTTAATACTACTCTACTTGAAACTAAACTTTTAACTTTTACTTTAGTATCCATATTTTTACTCCTTTTAACTCCATAAATTATAAGCTATATGTAGAGGGCGGCGATGCAACCTTTTCTACAAATAAGTTATGCGGCCGCACTTCAACATATTTCCTCTGAAAATAAACAGAGGAGGGGACGAACCCCTCCCCTAATAACTCATTAAATATTTTCGTAAGCTTCCTTATAAGTCTGTGCAATTCCACCATTCTTATAAATAGCCCAGTTATGATAAGCAAGAATAGCAGAACCAATCTTCTTATAAGTATGAATCTCCATCGAGTTATCCTTGTTAACCCAATCGTAAACCTGAGTGTTGCCCTCAAATACAATCTTTACAACTCTCTCACCACCGGTTGGCAGTACATAAGCAAGTTGTGGGTCAATCCAAGTCTCAGTATTGCTCTCGTCAATAAACGATTGCGGAATCTGAACAATCGGTGTGCCTCTGAACAGATTGATATATCCAGTATTATGAATAGCATCAATATCCTGTGGATGATATACGCCACCATAGTTTCCACTCTGTGGAACCGGAACGATAGCATCAGCACCCATAGCAGCAACGAATTCAGGCGGTGCGAAGATAACAGCACCAGAACCATAAGCTCTTACTGTGCTAATCAGCTTCATCATTTGAGTACCGTCAAATGTATTGGCAATAACTCTGTTGTTAGTTGGAACACCAATCTTCGTAACAGCAGCGCGCAGAGCCTTCTGAACTTCTTGATATACAGCATCTGTCTGTGCCTCTGTAAGAAGAGCAACCAGCTCAGCCATATTCTCAGCACCGTCGAGCATTCTCTCGAAGTCAATTCTGCAAGCACCACCAATTGCATGAGCAGAAACCTCAAACCTGCCAGTGTCAAGTCTGAATGTCTCATATACGCCAGAAAGTCCAACCTGTGTGAGGAACTTTCTTGCTCTTGCTCTGCCGAGTCTTGTTTTGAACAGAGCCTTCTGGCCTTGTCCAACCTGCTGAACCTCAGCGAAAATTCCTACTGCGTCAATAACCTTAGCAGGAACGATTTCATCAGCAGCCTTGATGATGATATCATAAATATCATATCTGTTTCTCATAAAGTCATTTACAGACCCTACCAGTTCCTTGAGACCATCGCGAAGTGCATCATCAACGTTCTCTACAGAATAGTTAGCAGGAGCCTGACCCTTAGCCGCATAAATGGCTAATTCTTGTAATTCCTTAATAGTCATTATCTCTCTACCTCCCTATTATGCTTCAAGAACCTGGAATTTAAGTCCAAATGTGCCATCTGGCATTGTCGTTTTCTCAACTACCTTGAGAACTGGACCAGCACTCGGCTTGGAGTCTGCAATTAAAATAGCACCATTATCACTAACTCCACCATACATCGGTGTAGCAACGAGCGCAGTCTTCTCAGCCGCAGCTTCAACAGCATCATCATCAGCATAGTCACCGGTGTCATAGCAGAGGCAGTTAGTTGTAAACAGCTCACCTACAGAAAGGAATCCAAGTCTTGGAAGGAAACCACCTCTCTCAAGTTTGAAATCCTTCAGGCTATTAGCTCTCTCATCGTACATATGCTCAGCCGAATAGTTCAGCGCTACTGGGCATAAAGCAATAACTGCACTCTTCGGAAGCTTAACGGCTCTGTTTACTCTATCAACAGCCAGAAGCATTCCGTTCTCAGCCGGAACCGAAGCAAAATCAGTAGCGTCAAGTGCACACTGTGCCTCAATACGACCATCTCTCGGGAAGGCTACCTGGTTGAGTTCTAATTGACCAAAACCGTCAATTACATATCTTTGTACAGCCATAATAAATCCTCCAGATTATTATTTGTTTTTATATCTACTCAGAATCCCCTCAATACCAGAAAGAACAGGGTCCTCCTTTGGTACTCTACCAGGGTCATTCTTATCATTTGTGAAAAGCGTAGGTTGTGATTGAACCAGAGCATAAGCAAGCTCCTTATCAAGCTCTTCCTTTGTCATCTCTTCGATCTTTTCCTTAAAGGAATTGATAACCTCAACATCAAGCAGCGACTCATAGTGGTCAATAATTGCTTCTTTTTCTTTTAAGACTACAGCAGCCTTAAATTCAGCTAAAGCATCCTTTTCCTCAGTAAGAGATTGAATAGTTGACTGTGCAGCTTCAAAATTACCCTTTACTTCTTCCAGTTCAGCGTCAACAGTCGCTTTCTCCTGTTGTAAAGTGGCAATTGTAGTTTCATGCTCTTCAATTTTCTGACTAAAAGTTTCTTTCTCTTCTGCCAGAGTGTCGCGCTCAGCAGTTAAGGAATTAACTTCATCTTCTTTTGCGCTGAAAGTTTCATCAACTTTCTCAAAAGTATCGCCATTTAATTTATGAAGCATTTCAAGTGCACGCTTTTCCTCACTATTTACATCAACGATGTAGCAATCTTCTCTCTTATCAATAGAAAGAGAATCAGTTGCATCGTCTTTTGTATAATAGGCTCTTTCATAATTCCCATTTTCAAAGTTATAAACTATTGCATATTCATCATAAATTTCACAAACTGCATAGTCCATTACATAACCATTTTCTTCATTAAAACGAGAGTTAAGAAGAGTCCAAATCATATTATATTTCTGATTATCAGAAAGTTTAAACTCCATCTGTTCTTCTCCTCCTACGTTCAGTTTAGAACTTAGTTCAAATTGTTGCATTCTCTCAGCTAAAGTTTCTGCAACTAAGGTATAGAATCCCGCGCCCTCAAAGCAAGGCTCAAAATCCTCACCTAATGCTTGAAGCCCTAAGAAGCATCCATCAGTAAAGACAAAATATCTTTTACCATTGATGTACTGCCATTCTCCTTCAATAGCATCTGCAAATAACTCCATTGATTGAGCGCAATTAACTATGTCTAAAGCTTCTTTTTGATAGATAGTGGTATAGAGTAAGACATCAGTACAAGCATACTCTCTTTCTATTCCATCAGAATCTAAATGCTTCTCCCAAGCGAAATGGTTATCTACAGGAACTACCCCGTAGATTCTACCTTGATAACGCTGAGTACCATGGTCTGTGAAATCTTCTTCCATAGAATCATAAATACCCTTGACCGGCGCATAAGGTAAAGATGCAATTAACTTTTCAGCGAATTCATCTGTAATATATGTTCCATTTCTATTGCCGCCTCTATAAAAGATTCGGCATCTTGCGAGAGACATAGTTTTATTAAAGGCGGTTATATCACCATAAAGAGAAAGAGAAAAAGTGGTCATTTTTTTCTTATCCATTTGTGCTTGAACCTCCGCCATCTAATGATTTTTCATTAGCAATTGTTTTCGCACTTTTTTCTTGTGCTGGCAACTCAGGACGTCCAGGACTATTACCAGACTCCGTATAAGCAGTGCTTAACGGAATAAGTTTTTCTTTTAAATCCAAAACGTCATTTTCCAAATCTTTAATATTCCCAAGCTCTTTTTGCGATAAACCCATTGCTAATGCTGGTAAAATGAAACTATATCCAGAATTAGCCATTTTCAAGGCTTCATCTACATACTTGTATTCATTATAATAGGTTATAGGAAGAATAGTATATTTAAAAGTCACATTCGAATTGCTGAACTTATCATTAATAATGAAAGTCATAAGCTTGTCTAACTTGCGCGCGAAGGTCATCATCAATGCCATGTCATTATTAATTGAAGTCTCTAATGACAAGTTTGATTCTGTTCCAAATAACTGCGGGCTAGACCCAGCTTCAGAGTAAATATTGAGTAATGATTTCTCAACACTACTAACAGCATTATCGTTTGAGGTTTTCGATACAATCGCATCCACATCCGCATAGGTAGTCAATACAGATACGTTTGGATTCCCACGCATCATCTGTACAGTACCTTTGTGCATAATTTCAGCTTCATCCGGTTCAAATAGAAGCGCTCCATCTTGCAGATGAGGTATTTTCTGAACGATAACTTTTCGAATTTCTTCTAAATCTCTTTCTTTATTAATATCTCTTGCTTGGTCATATTCAATAGCGGCAGGAATGATGCTTAAGAAAGCAGGGGCGCCATCAAGAAATGGAAGACAAACTCCTATCTCTGCTGGTATAAATACCCATTTTTTAACTTTACCCGCTTTATACTTCTTATACCAATCTGATACTACCTTAGGATAAACTTGCAGCGCAGATGAACGAGCGTCCTTATCAAGTATTGTATCAAAATATGATACGTTAAACTCAATAAGGTCATTACCTGTTAAATCTTTAAATCTGGTTCGACAATAATATATTGGCAAATCAATTAAAGAAACAGACTCGTTAACTGACTGTATAATTCCATAATAACAACCATCGCGAAGAGCAACGATTGCCATCTTAGTGAAGAGGTCTGGTAATTGTGCCCCATCAACAAAATTTATCGCATTATTATACTTCTTTGCTATATACGATTCGGAGAGAGATTTACCAAAACTTGGATTAGGAATTAATAAACCTGTATATTTAAGCAAAGTAGCATAATGAAGCAAAATGCGTTGATAGAAACCGCCTTTATAGAAATAGGTTCTTGATAGTTCAATTTGTTGTGCCAAAGAACCGCTTTCAATAATTCGTTCAACCTCTTCGGGAGTATACTTTTTAGCCTTATAGCGTTTCCTAGACAATGAAGACCCATATGATTCATATGAGGATTCACTTGTCGCAATCATATTGGTATAGGATTTGGCAAAGTTAGCTAGAAACTCTTTTCTATCGTCTCTATCCATTTATCCCTCCCGTAAAGAAAACTAATTTACGACCTGCCGCGCGACGACGATGACTTCGGCTATAGGTTTCTTCTTCCAACTCCTTAATACGCCATAACCCATAGGAGAAACTTGAATATTTATCCTTTGGAAAACGACTATTAATGCGTTCAAGAACTATGTCGAGGCTTGAGCCGGTGCGCTTCAAGCGTAAGTTAGCCATTTCTTCAAACAATTTAGTTGTCATTTCATGAGGCAAGAGCCTCATTACTCGTTGTTCTGTGGTCATTTTTTGACCAACCTTTGTAGCAAGTAAAGCACTTTTAGCTTCTTGCTCTTTTATTAGGAACCGCACTAATCCACTCGTAAGTCGAGAATAACAATTACCATGAATTTTAGAGTTCAACGCTTGATTTGCTTTAATTCCATAGAGAATTTTCGGCGCATCTTTAGGTTGAATTGCTTTATAATTATCATCATTTATGAATCCATATGCAGGTAAGAAATTACCCATTTCATCATAATGTGGCTTAATCATCTCATCAGCTAAGCCAACTCCTAAACCATTAGTATCTATCACAACTTCGCGCGGATTAAAATCAGCAATTATTTTCTTTAAGTCAACAGCTTGAATTGAGAAAGGTTTTGTTTGAACCGTTCTACCAAGGACTATTAAGTTAACCAAAGTAGAATAAAACTTTCCTTTAGTAATATTAACTCGAAAGACACAAACCGCCGTTTGGTCTGAAATTCGACCTACGTCCACTGATATTAAGTAGAATTGTTCAGAGCCTTGTCTACTAATTGCGTGCGTTTCAGGATTTTTTATTTTTCTATATTTAGATAATTTATCATATGAGAACCAAGAATCATCGCTTGAGCCTTGCCAAAGAGATAGATACTCAGTAGCAAATGATTCTGCATTATAAGACGGACTCATCTTTAATTTATTAATATATTGTTTGTCGATAAGACCATGCATCGCGGGCAGCCGCCAGTCGCATCCAAACATAAAAGCATGTTGTGGGTCAATAATTGCGTTTTCAAAAGTATCTATCAAACGCTCATAAGCAAATGAGGTTTTATTACCCGCAGATGTTGTAGCAATAATCTGTTGGTTTGG